CTCCGCTGAACTTGGCGGCGCTTGTCGGTTGGCATTTGGCTCCCATCCCAAGTAAATAATACCCTGCGTCGTGGTTGACGCACTAGTCGGGAAGTATCTAAAACGTAACATAGTGAATTCGTACATGTCATAACGACGTGCAGACAAAGAACCACTAGGAAAATTTGCTTCCAAACGGGGGTTAAGATCAATTTCTTGGAAACTTGGTGTTCCACTACAAGTGACGTCGGCAAGAATGATATCTTTACCATGCACGACACGTGGTACACCAGGAGTACTGCGAGGGAGGCGAGGGCTAAAAGCTGCTGGTAAACTAGTCGTACCAGGCCTCCGGTTGTTGTTGTTGTTGTTTCTTTTGTTATTTCGTGAATTAGTAAGGTGCTGGTTTAATGAACACGGATACCTCAATCCTGTGTTCACGATCGCCCACACGGCCAAACTTTCTGAACAGATCTCTCCGTCTTATAGCGGGCACTCGGCCGTGCTCCCTGAGGTAAATACCTCTCCCACTCTCCCAACAAGGCGTCCTAACTCGTCCTAAGGGCGCATTGGATCTAGCTGTCCGTAATCAATGTTGGTGGAGTCTTACTCAGTTGCGCGAAGCTGCGTACAGCCCAAACGTCTTCCGAATCTTCAGCACTTGTTTAGTTCGCTAGGTATCCCATGACCTAGCACATGTCTTTCCTATCTTTCTGCTCTGGTGGCACGATATATTGAATGGATTCTAAAGCCCGACAAGGATCTCTGATCTCCTTGCTATGAATTGGGTCAGGTAACTGATTGTAATAGTTCTCAACCATGATTTGCTCTCTTGGAGTGATGTCAAAAGCGAAGTAAAACGAGATCCTCTCTTCCATTGTGATCTCCCTCGCTTTCATTTCCATACCGCTCACCAACTCCTGTCTGAACTTGTAGTATTGACTACCTTCTGATGGTATCCATGGTGTCGCTCCCCTCCCAAGCCATTGGTAGAACGACTGAAATATTGGTATACCGGATGACGCTGCCAACCCGCATCCAGCTATTGCTCCGATTTGTTTCCCGTACACTTTCTTACTACTAATCATCTTAGTTGTAATCAAATCTGAGTATAGCCTCTTTGTTGGCCGCGGACACAACCGGTACCCTCCATTTCCCATGTATACTGGTCTACTTTGACAGAACTCCACATCTTCTAACGTTCTGTAAATACCATCATACTCCATGGTGATTCCCATTTCTAAGAACCAATCTTGTAACCCCTGTGTGAAAGTTTCCAAATTCATAATATCCATAATGATCACACAATCATCTCCGTCATTCAATAGCTTAACCTTATGCAAAAGACCTTTACTCTCAAAATAAGAGTGCATTAAGGTGCACATGATGATAACATTTCCCAAGCTAGTGTTCATATCTCCAGACATTCTACAGCCGTTTACCTTATAGCTGATTTTCCCGTCCGGTCCGGAGTACACTCCCTTGTTAACCAATTGAGAACGCAACAAACGTGATAGAGGAGGAAGTCCGTCTCCCTTTCCTGTCGACCACATGTGGTATATGGCGTGCTCGTGTTTCAACAACAGTGAATTGATATGTTGGTCAAATCTACTGGCATCCAATCCAACTGCAACTGGATTGTTGAAACTGTTCCACATGTTCGCTATCACGTTACCACGATCGGTCATATTCATGCCTTTCGCTACTGTCCTGTGTTTTCCTGTCGAATCAAATATATCGTCTATAGCATGAAAGATTTCATGTTCCAAATGTTTGATGTATCGTCCCAACTTAACATTAAATCGAGGGCTTCGGGGTTGAATAGCACGAGGAGCCCCGCCTGGCTTTCTATACTCGTCTTTCGTAAACACCTTTACCAGACAATCTCTATCTTCCAAGGAGCGATCCTTGAAACTCTCCACTGCGGCTTCATAACACTTACGTTTCGCCCCACCATAGCAGTTCAGGAATTCCTGATCAGTCAATGGGCTGACTTTACCGTGAGTGCTTGCTGCCTCCTTCATCTTCTCAGTGAATGTTCGAAATCGTCTAGTCATCTTCTCCGATGCTGCTTTGAATGGGTTCTTTTCATCTTTAACGGACTGATGATTCCAAGGACGTGGGGCTCTTATAAAGCCTCCCTTTCCATCCTTGACAAAGAACACTCTTTCCAACACAGCATGGGCTACCGATTCTATATCATTGTTGGGAATATCCCAGTCAGGCCCGTTGTCACCTCGGACCCGATAATACCGTCGCGCCCTACGCGCGCCTACCTGCCTGGTTCTGCTAACACGGAATTTCTCACCGTCAGTAATGTCATTAGCTATTTGCTCTTCTGTAATGACTGAAGTACTACTGGTTCCGTGATGCATCGCCAAGCACCCCTAGCAGCTTTTGTGCCCGCTCGCGATTTCTTCGCGAACGGACCTCAAGCGGGACAACTCAGAGTGTGCATACAGGGCTTGCACATCCTCCTCGTCAGCCGAAGCTATCCAGTACATCTCACTTGCATGTAACGCAATCAAATTCAAATCATGATTGCGGAGATCTTTGTACAATGGATCACCATCCCGCCTGAGAGCTTCAATCCGGCGGACCGCATCAGCGCGAATGAGCTCCTTATTCTCACCATTTAGTGAAAGGAATCCATGACGCATCTTTAGTCCTGAAGCAACATCACCTGCTAAAACTGGAACACGCAAGGCACGCTTGTTCTTGCGACGACGCCTTCCGTCCATCACACTAACAACTGCCTTGGTGCTTCGACCCCCGGATGAGGTCTTATCTTGTTCCTCCGCGGCTCCCTCTACGCAGATCTCACCATCTACGATAGCAGTGATCAAGCCCGCCTCCAAAGGGCTGTCCACTGGTTCTAATGCATTCCTCATATGCGCGAACGGGGAGGGAACACAGCCAAGACAAACTGCATCCCTATCATTTACGTTGGATCCGGGGAGCAAACCCATCAACCAACGACGGACACCTGACGTCCAAGGCTCCTCAACGGCGGAGAAAGTACCGGATACCTGCTCACCAGCTGTGATGTTGACGTCTCTGCTGTCATAGCTGTCAACACTGATGTTTCGGTCCTTAGCATCCTTCCCATCGTTGAGGCGCACCCTGAATTCGCTCGGCGCCCAACTGACCTCCAGTTTCCCAACCTGAAAGCCCCCATGCCCCTCTTGCGAGGTCCCCACGGTTTCGTGGGCTACTGCCTTTTCTTCGT